GACAGCGTAGATGAGTGTTGCCGCATCCTCGTTCCAGACCCAAATTGGGTCGCCGCCGCAGAAAACGGATTTATATTACCCCCCGTTGAGAGCTATTGGGAGTTGGCAAAGGATGAGGCGCAGCCTGATTTTAAGAAGCACACTCGTGGCTATCTGTTACATAACACTGAGCCTGTCGCCCCTATGACCGTTGATAGTGGCCCGTATGGTGGCTGGCTAAATTATCTAATTATGAAGGATATCCCTCAGTCTGTCTGGCAGAATTGGGATGAGGGCAACCGCCCGACTATGGTAATATGCAAAAAGCAACAATTACCGCAGACAAGAGAATGGCGCAATTCGTGGCGCATATCTGATGAACTAGCCGCATAGGAGATATTGATGGCTGTAACAACTTATATCGTGGATAAGGACGGTAATCAGATTGATGCCTCGACTGCTACCGTTCCAGCAAATCGTGACTTTCGTGGTGCTTGGTCACTGTCAGGCTCAGTGATTTCTGAGGACTTGGCAAAGGCAAAGGAAATCTTTGCCGACAAGGTGCGTGAAGCCCGTGGCCCACTGCTTGAAGCGTTAGACACAGATTATATGAAAGCACTGGAAACAAGCGCAGACACAACACAGATTGTGGCTGACAAGCAAGCACTGCGTGATGCACCGACTGCTGGCAACAGCGCATCGACTATTGCTGAGTTAAAGGCCGCTTGGCCTTCTTGCTGTGGTGTTAGCCCTTACGCATAAGGACGCAAAAATGGAAATGACCAGCCTCATAGACATGCTACTTGGCCTTGTTGTGGCTGGTGTTGCGTGGTTCCTGTCTGAGCAAAACAGAGAGCAGAAGCGGCTCAACATTTTGCTGAACAAGACCCGCGAGGAGTACGCCACACGGGCTGAAATGCGTGACGACATGCGTCAGGTTATGGAAGCCCTGCACCGTGTCGAGGACAAGCTCGACAAGGTGCTTGGTCGTTCCTAATGTTTAAGGTTATAGTCCTAGCTTGTAGCGTAGTCGTGCCAGAGCAATGCTATGAGTATCACGACACACGCGGCCCGTACAAAGACCGCGAGAAATGCGTATCCCGCGCGCATGAGATGGGTAACGCTATAGCTCAGATAAACAAGGGCGCAATCATGCCTCAAAAATACAGATGTAAACAACTGACGCCGGGGCGGCTGACCTAATGGTAGTCGCAGAGGCGTTGGCCGGGATTGCGCTTGTGAAGGCGGCGGTCGACGGCATCAAAAGCACAATCGGCACCGCGAAAGATATTTCGACCATTGCGTCTGACATCGACGCGCTGTTTCAAGGGTCGGACGAGGTTCAGAAGAAGGCGTCGAAAAAATCAGGCGTGAGGCTGGGTGATCAGTTTGGTGTTGATACCGTGGCAAAAGAGATTATTGACCAACGCCTTGCGGCGGAGGCGCTCAGGGAAGTTGCGGCGATGTGTGACCTGCGCTTCGGACACGGCACTTGGGCTTCAATACTTGCCGAACGGCAAAAGCGTATCCAAGAGCAGCGAGAGGCAGCGGCGAAGGCGCGAAAGGAAGCTCAGATTAAACACGATGAGATGATTGAAGGGCTAAAGGCTGCGCTAATAATATCCGGCACAATCGCGGTGGCCGTTGGGCTGTTTGTTTTCTTTATGGTGTCGGTAGCCGGGGCAATCGGGATAGCGTGATTAGCCACACCGCCACCGGCTTGATGGGCGAGTACGTCGCCGCCTCGGCTGTGTTACAGTTTGGGTATCGCGTCTCGATGGCGCAGCAAGATAAAATTGACCTAGTATGCTGGGGTGACGATAATGAATTTTATCGCGTACAAGTTAAGACTAGCCACTTGGTTAAGAATGAGAGGCGTCGCAGCCCGGTGTATCATTTCCAGCTTAGCAGTGGATGCAAGACTAAACATTTACCGAGCGAGGAAGACTATGACCTATTATGCCTTGTGGGCGCTGAGCATAGGCGCACGTTGTGGTTGCCAATCTGGTCAGTGCGCCAATATACGAAGCGCGTGTCGGCCAAGCTATTTGATGAGGCTGAGGCGGAGCGTGCGTCGTTTTTTAAGGCGATTGAAATTGTCAGGGAAATGAGACGATGAACAAAGACAGACTGCGTGAAGAACTGGCCGACGACGAGGGCTGCAAGTACGAAATATATCTCGACCACCTCGGGCTGCCGACGTTTGGTCTCGGCGCGCTTATAAAAGAAGGCGACCCAGAATACGGTCAGCCAGTCGGCACGCCAGTGTCAGAAGAGCGCGTGCGGCAGCGCTTCGCCTTAGACATAGCTGTGACGATCGAGGACTGCCACCGCCTGTACAGCGACTTCGACGAGCTGCCGGAAGAGGCGCAGCTCGTAATCGCCAACATGTGCTTTAACCTCGGGTATCCCCGGCTGTCCAAATTCAAGAACATGAAGGCCGCAGTCGACGCACGGGATTGGAACGAGGCCGCCGATCAGATGGTAGACAGCCGCTGGCACGATCAGGTCCCGAACCGGGCGAAGCGTCTGGTCGGACGCATAAGGAACTTGGTCAATGGCTGAGATTACGATGGAACGGTTTTTGCGTTGGAAGCTGTTACCGCGAGGCATGATGCTATTGAGCAGCCTGCTCGTGTGGGAAACGTCGAGCTGGTTTATGTATGACCTCGGCGCTGAGGCGACGACCCAGCAGACCGCGTTTGTCAGCACGATATGCGGCTGCTTCAGCGGCATGTTCGCAGTTTGGTTAAATCACGAGACGGTGAAAAAATGATAGCAGCACTAATACCGGCCGTTAGCGGCATCCTCGATAAATTTGTCCCCGACGCCGACACAAAGAACAAGCTGGCGCACGATCTCGCCACAATGGCCGAGAAACACGCTCAGGAGCTTGCTCTGGCGCAGATAGAGGTTCTCAAGGCAGATGCCAAGGGTAACTGGTTCCAAGCGAGCTGGCGCCCCCTCATAGGCTGGATATGCGGCCTGTCGCTGGGCATCAACTATATGGTGTCGCCTATTGCGGCTGGGTTTGGCGTCGCAATCCCGCAGGCTGACATGTCGGTGATGATGCCGCTAATGTTTGGCATGCTAGGCATCGGCGGCATGCGGTCATTCGACAAGGCGAAGAAGACCGACACAAAGTAAAACCCCCCGCCGAAGCGAGGGGTCAGGGAGAAGCTATTTAACAGGGCTTTTCTTTCTGATCTTGAGCATCATGCTCTTGCTCGTGGTTGGCCTGTTAGTCCGACCCAGCCGGTCAACCGGTGGCTTTGCGGCTGGTATTGCGAGCGCCTTTTTTAATTCGTCAATCGTTGGTGTCTTCATTTTCTACCCCTGTTCTGTAGCGCCGGTAATACCGGTCGCCGGTCTGCATGTTCTCAAAAGTAACGCTGTAACCGTCGCCTAGCTCTTCGATGTGGCGCGCCAGCACGCTGATCTGCTGGCCTCGATCGTCGATGATCCACGCCCACTGGCCGACGGTAAACGGGACGGCGCTCATTGCGCCGCCTCTATCATAGCCTCGACATCGTCAACGCCAGCGCGCCAGTTGTGACCGCCGCCGCCCATTGGCACATAGCCAAGCGTCTCGCCGTTGCGGTCAACTTTATACAGATACTGCAAAACACCAGCGGTGACAGTGAAGGTGTCGCCGTTGCGCGACACTGATGTGCCGCTGGCGATGATGGGCGTATTTGGATTTTTGAAAGTAAACATGTCAGTCTCCCTTATTCGCAACAAGCTGGTTCAAATTCAAAGGCGTCAGCCTCAAGGCGATACAATGCGTGAAGCCTAGCGTCAGCTTCGGCGGCGCTCAAGCTGTTGTCGCTGTAGACTGCCTGCTGAATTGCATCTAGCTGATACAGATCAAGGCTTAACGCCGCATATTCGTTGTAAAACTCTTCGATCAAATCGTTCTGATCTACTGATCTATCTGCTTTTGCTGGTAACATTTTTAACTCCCTTGTTTTGACTACCCTACTTATATGGCATGCTATCACAATAATATCAACCCCTATGACTGCATAAAAAAGAACCCCCAGCCGAAGCCGGGGGCAAGGTAGCGTCGGGACGGGAGGAATACCCGACGCCAATTACAGTAGTCTAAAGCCGTGGGCGATGCCAGCGGTTTTCTCTGCGGCGCCTCGCTTGACCAGCGCGTTCATATATCTGGCGCACTGCGTCATCGACTTGCCGCTTTTTTCGGACAGCTCACGGATCGACGGGTAGTAGCCGTATTTGCGGTGGAACCGCGCTATCACCAGCCGGATGTGATGCTGCTTCGGGGTCAACGTAACCTCAGTCATCACGCACCTCTTTTACCGTCAGCGTGTTCTGGCGCACCGTGCGGGCTGGCTTGCCCGGCGTGGCTGGCTTGGGCGGCTGTGCCTTAAACTGCCGCATCGGCCAGCGCACCGCGTATTTGGTGTTGCCGACGACGCCGGTTGCGGCCTCGTGGCTGCCCATAAACTCTTTGAGAGCCGCCTCAGCCTCGTCTATGTCCGCCTCGGCTGCCTTCTTGGCGTCCTTGGCATTAACGAGCTGTGCGAGCCACTCAGCCTCGGTGGCGGGCAGATCCAGCGGCGGGGCGCCGTCGTCGACCCGTGGGTAGGCGGTGTTGCCGTCCGAGCTGGACAGCACCGGATACCACTCGATGTCGCGCTTGCGGCGCTCGAAGTCCTCGATGGCGTCGATTATCTTTGCCTGCACTGCCGCGTCGGCTTGGTACAGGAAGATG